AATAATGTTTCCGCTTTGATATCCGCATACCTTTCGGTAAATTCCCTTACTCGCTTTTCCTTTAGCTTATCCTTCCAAGTGAGTTTTGTATTAGCTTTCGCATCAGTATTAAGCATATCAATCCCCATGCCTTCTGCAATCCAGTAATATTTAGTAGATACTTCTTCATCAGTGAGTCGTGGATTGAGATAAGTAAAGCTACAACTATTACATCTACATACCTTGTATTTTAAAGCTCCTTCTCTATCACATTTTGCTATTTTATCAAAGGCAACCCTTAATCTTTTATCCCTGTAATAATCCTCTACCTTTTTAGGATAGCGATATTCAATCTCTCTCATTACCATTATATTTTTAGATTTGCAAATTGGACAATAATCTATATCAATCATCTGTCATCTTCATCATTAAATAATGTATATTTAACTGTTCAGCTAACTTTACAAGGAGAAGATTGGTATATGCTTTTTCACCTGTATAATTCAAGAAGCCAATATCTTTAGGCAAGCATTTGCCACTTGCTCCCCGATAACCGTCTTTATTAGCTATCAAATGCCTTTCATTAACATTCTTATCTGCTTTGAATATCCTGTATATCTTGTTGTAATCAGCTCCAAAATGTTCTGCTAAATCATATATCTCTTCCGCGAATACCACTTTAATTACTGCCAGACTATTTAAAGCCAATTTCGCTATTTCTGCTTCGATGGGTTTTACCTGAATGATGTCATTAATTAAAGCTATGTTATTATTGAATCTAAAAATATCTATTAATGTTTCAAATGCCTTATTGTTTTCGGTTCCGATGACTATCTTATCAGGATTTATCATATCCCCTGCAATATTCCATTCTCTCAAGAATTCAGGCATATATACTATAATCCTCTTATGTTCCAGGATCAGAGCATCTGTCGTTCCCGGGACAAGAGTAGTTCTTAATACTATCATTGCCTTTTTATTCTCTTTAACAATATACTTTACCGTTTCCTTGATTGAATTCATATCTTCGCTTTTATCATTTATGCATACAAATATCACATCTACATTGTTTATTTTATCTTTATACTTCTTATCAGGATCATATCTTTTTATATTAGAAAACTGATAATTCAATAGTTCATATAAGGCATTTCCCACTATTCCTAATCCAACAATACCTATATCCACTTGATTCCCCTTTCTACAAAAAAGGCAGTAAATATTGCCACTTACTGCCTCTTAATACTACAATTATATTGCACTCTATTTTACGATACCGATGGATTTGGGTTTGATTTTTCGATATAAGCAACCGTTGCCGCGTTCTCATCCTCATATTCGCAAGCTACTTCCAAAGACAAGACAAAATCGGTTCTACGCAATTTCGCCTCTCTTTCTCTCTCAATAGCAATTTGCGCGAATACTCCCCAAACCAAGTTATTAGGATAACCGAGTAAACATATACCCCCTGTTCCGCCGTCCACAATTGGTTTTGCCCTTTCAATCATAGGGACTCTTCTCACTGGAATACCTTTGTAAGCTATTTCTACAAATCCAGTTTGAATGCTATCCCCAAGTCCAGTATTTCTCGCTTTCAATATATCCCGATACTTGTCATCTGTCTCAAAATCTACCCAAAATCTAAAGCCAGCCCTATTCTTCAAGTATTGTTTTTGAGTTGCGTCTATCATCGCCTTGAACATATTTTCGGGGAAAGTAGCATCAGTAGGGTCAAAATCTTTTTCGAGATAGCCCACTTCATCTACCCCATAGACCGCATTGGCCGCCTGCTTGACCCAGCCGTTGAGTTTGGAAAGGACATCATCTTGACCATAAGTTATACCTGTATTACCGAATATGTACAACTCTTCAGAATCCCTGCCTACTGCCTCACCCAGCATATCGATAAGGGTATTCTCAAACCCCTCCTTTTCAATATTCCGTCTTAACATCTTATCCCGCAAGGAAACAATAGCCTGGAATTCCTTAGCAGTTAGATGATTAGTAGCAATAGTGGGTTTAGTGAATTCGGTTTCATCCAAATTCCTATTCCCAAAAAGGCAATCCTATCGATATCAACTATCTGGGAGTCCATGGTAATATATCTAGCTTCAGGTAATATTACAGTATCCTCTTGCATTTGTCTTACGAACTTGGTAAATTTCTGTGGTTGTAGAATAGCTTCATCTAAATCAGTTATCTCGATTACGCCACCTTTTAATGACATTGCCTTATCCAGCAATCTTAATAATTCTTCTTGTGATAACACTTATATCATCTCCTTTCTTTTGTATTTATTATTTCTTTTTCTCTTCTTTTTTCTTGACACGTCTACCAAACCCATCACGCTCCAATTCGTCCATCTGATCCTTATAGGTATAATCCTTCTTGTCACCTGCGTCGTCCTGACCTTTTAAGGAAGTGGATTTCCCCCCTTTTTCTTCTTTGTATTTCTCTATCTCTTCCTGCAGTCGCTTAATGGTTTTAGTAAGGGTCTCTACATCATTAGGATCAACTTTTTCATCTTTCTTCTCTGCCTGCCCTTTATCGCCTTCTTCCTTTTTCTCTGGAATAAGGGCTTTCAATGCCTCACTTAGAGGCTTCAACTGTTCCTCTATCTTAGTCGTAAGTTCCC